CATCCAGAAGCATGACTTTGTCGATTAAATTCGTAATGTCCAAAACAATGGTTTTGAACGTCACCTGAAGCGCTCGGAAGGCAACGCCAATCACAGAACCAGAAATCAAATCTGTGAGGAAAATCAGAGAAGCCGAAAGAAGTTCAACCGCTAATCTCACTGCCGCAAAAACCTTGGCAAATCCTATCACAGAATCGCCTTCGCCTATCATTTCGCCAATCTTGTTGATTACATTCGTAAAAGGCGCAATCAGCGCTTTGACGATCGCCGAAAGATTTTCGAAATAGAAGGCAATGTCTGCACGAAGAATATCATCCAGCGCAGAGGCAACGTCACGCAGAACGCCGCCGAACGACGAGTTCGCGCCTGTGACTTCGTTGATAACCCCAGCAAGACGAACCGCTGAATTGCTGACAATCGTGAAGCTTTGAGCAATCGTTTGGTTTACCTTGCCAAATTCCTGCTCTAAAACATCACTTTGTGATTTGAGCGCATTGAGTACGGCTTCTGCCGTTAATTTGCCTTCTTTCCCGTATTCTTTGAGTTGTCCAACCGTGATTCCCAAACCGTCCGCGATGGCTCGCGCCACTCTTGGGGTTTGTTCCAAAACAGAATTCAATTCTTCACCACGCAACGCACCAGCCGCGAAACCTTGCCCCAACTGAATCATTGCCGCTTCAGCGCTCGCAGCGGATGAACCAGAAATTGTGATTGCTTGAGAAAGGGCTTTTGTGACTTGTTCTAAGTCAGTATTCGTAGTGCCTAGTGAGGCAGTAGCGCGAGCAAGTCGAGAGTAGAGATCAACCGTTGACATGAACGAGTTTCCGGTGGACTGGGCAATTTTGAAAAGAGCTGATTGCGCTCTAGTAAGTTCTTGCGTTGAAGAGGTGACTAGCTTGAGGCGAGAATCAATGTTTGCCGCTGCGTCACTAAATTTAATTAGTTTATCAATCGCAAATGCGGCAATCGCGGCATTGAGAGCCGTTGTCAGGCCACCAACAGAGCGAGCGACTGCGGATGAGGTGGTTTGTAATTTTTTCAGCGAACGATCAACGCTATTGAACGCTGCTTGCGTTTTATCAACTGCGCTGATGGTTATGGTTGTGTTGTTCGCCATTTAATTAGATTTTCGCTTCTCTGACTGAATCGTAAAGTACGCCACCCAACCTCTAATCTCGTCGACTGTCCAGCTCATGACTTCACGAATTGGTTGGTGAAGTGTTTCAGCAAGTTGAAACGCAATAAAAAGGTCAGGTGACTCTCTCAGTTTTTTTCAATCTGCTCGTCCGTCAGTCCTTCGTCCTGATTCATCTGCGAGACAATCTGAGCAATAACCTCAGAATCAACCTGTCGCATGAATTCTTGCCGATTGACTAGCTTGAAGAGTTTTTTGCCGTCTTCGTCCAAAGCTTTTGCGATGAGAGTCGCAATCAAGGCTTCACCCACTTTACCAGCTTGATTTAAAGCCAGAATCTCTTGTTGTTCGCTCAACGTCATTGAAGAACGATAATAGATTTTCGTAGGTTCGCCTTTGTCGTCAGGCCACTCAGGAACCTCTACATATTGCAAAGGCGCTGAAAGCCTATCGCGATAATGAGCTTTTGCTCGTGATAAAATATCCGTCATTTATTTTTACGCTGTGGTTTCTGCCAATGCTCCGCTTCCTTGGAAGCTGATTGTTGCGTCAACAGTTCCGTCAATCGCACCACTTCGAGACACTCCGGTAATGACAACAGAGCCGGAATAGTAGGTTGAACTCGTCGCAGTGCCTTCTGGATAAAGATTCAGCGTGACACTAGAACCTACGCCCACTGAACTTTGGCCCGTGTCATCTGGGTCCCAGAAAACATCACAACTGCCAGAAAATGAAGTCAGGCCAGCGACAAAGGTCTGGGCTGCATCGCTCAGTTGCGTTGTGTCGATTGTGTTTGCGGTTTGGTCAATTGAGTAGCTTTTGACTTCTCCGATTGTTGTTGCACCGGATTTGATGACTCCGGCGCTTCCTTTTGTAACTGCCATTTGGATTCTCCTTGTTGGCTGTTAGAAATTGCCGGTGATTCTTCCGGCTTTAAGGCTTCCCATCCGTCTGCCTTAAACTCTTCAAATTGAGACTCTTCAATAACTTTTTTCTCTCTGCCTCTGATAATCTTCATAAAATTTCGCTCGGTGTTCCGCTGGTCTGGCGATAGGTGATCAGATAGTCCATCGCAATCATTCCTACGGGTTTTTCGCCTTCTGTCGAAATGTTGATTTCTACATTTTGAAGCAGCAGTTCTTCGACACTCGCTGGGCTTGTTTCGTTAAGTGCCGCTTCGACTTCTGCTCCGATATTGTCCAAGTTGTCGTCGAGATTGCTCGTTGCTTCTGCTACCCCTTCGACTCTGAGATTAAGATTTCTGACTAGGCTCTTTCCATCCGTCATCGCAGATCGCTCAACGGTTTCCGCGAGTGTGTAAATGAGCAGACACGGCAAATCTGTCTGGGCCAGCCTATGAAACCTCGTTTGATAAACTCTGCTGGCTGTGGTCGAAAGTCCGGTTAGTGTGGTAGCAACCGCTTCTCTAATCGTTTGGCGAGCATGGGCCATCAGCTTCTTTCCATGACGAGCGTTGTCATTCCCAGATTATCTGGCTCAATGCCTCGCACCACATAGCCGATTGACTGAATGGTTAAACTGTCACCATGCGCCAGGCTGGAAACGTCAGAGGTCCGTGCCATCAGTCGAGGCTCTGCTGACTCAAGCCCAATCGTTAGCCCATTCGGTTGGATTAGCGTAAATCTCAAATCCCAAATGCCTGAAAAAGTGGTTGCGTCTGCTTTGGTGACGGTTACGCCAAAATCTGCGGTGTCTAAATAAATTGCGCGGTCTGCGTCAGTTTCAATCGCCATCGAGGATGTACCAAAAACGTTCAGTTTCTTTGATGAGGTATTCGTTGGATACCTTATTGCGACTTAAGCCAATCACATTCTCACCAGCGCTTCTGGCTGGATTTCCGGCAAAGATTTTTCCAGGTGTGATTCTGCATTTCACTCCAACCACTGAATTCATACCAATCATGGAAAAACTGCCAATCAGCGAATACTGGTGAACCGTTGCCCCAAGCCCAATCGTCGCGCCTTTCATGACGTAGCTATGTCCGCCTAGCTGCACCGAATTTGCGAGCGTCACGTTATCTTCGACTACCGAATCATGGCTAACATGCGAGTAGTTCATTAAATAACAGTCTTTGCCAACTCTAGTTTTGTTTTCAGTCCCAGCATGAATCGTTGCAAACTCTCGAATTGTTGTATTGTCACCGATTTCGATTCCACAAAGTTTTGGCCTTGTTCTGTGCTGTGGCGTGTCTCCGATTGAAACATGCCCGTGAATTTTGACGTTGTCTCCAATCTCAGCAGGCCCATAAATGATCGTGTACGGCCCAATAAAAACGTTTTTGCCAAAGTGGACATTTCCCTCAATGATTGCGGTTTTGTCGATTTGCACTTACCACTCAGCGAGTAAGTCTGTGTGAACAAAAGGCGGTTTTGGGTTTCCATGAAAGTAGACAATGCTGGCTTCTTCTCGTTTTTGCGGCTCTTTCAACCAGTGGCATTTGTAGGACTGAATCTGGTTAGGAAAAACCTCATTCAGTCGCGTTGCGTCATTGGCTAGTAATCGCAGGAACTGCATTTCTGAGATTCTTCCGTTGTAAAGAATTCGCTCACCATATTTTTCTTTTCTCTGCCACTCATAAAAAATGTAATCGCAGAATTCAGGCGAGTAACTTCCAACCCCATTGCAGATCGTGTCTGGATAGTTTGGATCTGTGAGAAGCCCGACTCTGCCGCGCCAATTTAGAATCTCGTCAATGTTGTCTCGAATGATCGTGTCCAGCCCAAGAACAAAACGTTGATTCTCTCCCAAGTCGGGCCTGAAGGTTTCCATCACACAACCCCAGCCCGATTCGTTTGTTTTTAATTGAACTTGGGCAACTTCTTCTTCAAATTCGTAAAATTCATCAACTAAACAAATCAGTCTGTATTTTTCTGTCGTATGCCTTGCGATCGCTTGCGCTAATTTGTCCACCCAGATTTCAGAATATCCTTGGGAAAACTTGGGTAATCCTTTTCCTTCCGGCTTGAAGAGAATGCAGACAATATCAATCATCCGGCTTAGTCTTCTTCGGCTTTCTTGCTGGCTTGCGCTTTACCAATTTTGGTTGACTCTCACTTGTTAACCCTACGCTTCGATCAACCAGAGGCTCTTTCTCTTCATAGGGAATCGCCTTGCCTAATCGCATGATTTCGCGAGCCGCTTCTACCGTTACAGAAACAATCTGTCCTGCTTTGACTACCTGCCCATCTGCTACTGTGCTTCTTAGAATTTGTACCTTCATCGAATCGCTCGCAGTAACTCGTTTAGTTCTGGATTAAAAGTCTTCACTCGTTTTGGATTTCTTAGTTTCTGAATGATTTCACCCCAGGCTGATTTTCTTGGGTTTCGCTTGCCTTTGAAGACTTGGTCGTTTTCCGGTCTGACGTACTGATGCCAGTAGTCGCGCCTTGTGTTTTCGTAGTTGTCAACGCCACATAACCAGATTTCTTTATAGCCCATGTAGTCGGCTGTCCAAAGTGCTTCTGGGCCGCTCAGTTGAACCCAAGGGCAAATGCCTGCGTATATATCGTTTTCTTTTAAATCCTTAAATTGCGGAGAAACAATCGGGCATGTAAGCCCAATCTCTTCTCTCAAAAACTGGATCATGCTTGGATCGTGGGCATAGGCCCAAGCCAAGTCTGGAA